GCCACCAACTTCTACCTTTAAGTCCATAACACTAGTGTGCCGAGTGGGTCAAATGTGTACCTCAACGATTCAATAACCGCTGACATACCTCTCGTAAACTCGAATAGTGGTATTTTAAAGGCTTTTGATAGCAATGTCTTAACATTATCTATCTGGCCACGGAACATTCCATACTGGTTAGCGTCGAGCACTTCGCGTCCACGACTTGTTCCGTCAATTTTCTTTATTATGACAGTAAACCGACTCATAATTGTCGTTGCAAATATTGATTTCTTGACACTACTGTATACTTGCAGACAATAGTGTTCAAGTCCGTGTAAGCTAGTTACTTGGACAGCGTATGCATAAGCTCCTGGTAATGGCTGACCCATGTCAGCAGCCAGTTTGCCCCCAGGATCGAAAGATCTCCTGTCTGGGACCCGTTCTATCCGGTGACTTAAAGAGAGCTCAGAAACTTCTTCAGATATACCTCCCAAGCTGACATGTGTGTTCATGATGATATTGATACTACCTGGTTCAAGGCCCCATAGGGTTGTTAGCCAGTCGCATTGTGCGTTACTGAGCCTATCCATGATAGCAGGCCTTCCTTTTCTCTCTAGTATTTCTTTCTTTCTAACAGACAATGACTTCACCACTGCTATAATATCATTTGGGACAATAGATTCTGTGGGGCCATGTACGTATGTAGACACTGCCCTGGCTAGGTACTGCCCCCCCACCTTCTGTTTATGATCAACACGTAGGAATTCAGCAATAGCACCTAGGAAACATTTATGGGACTGAAATCTGATATTAAGTGACGCCGCACCTCTCATAAGCACTTGCACTTGGTGTAGGTTCGTGACAGCCGCCAACACATCATCACCGTTATGTAAGGTCGGAACTAGTTGGCCATCCAGACACGAGTCTATATATATCTTGTTAAGTACTGTATTTATAAAGGTGGTCATACGCCATCCAGAGAGCAACGTTCCCTTTGCTTTATACCTACCCCCCAATTTATCTAACACAGTGACATCGTCCAGTGCTGCTATCTGCCAATTAATAGCGGTGACTTGGTCTGGGTCTAGATAATGAGAGAAAACATCACGATATGCGATCAGTACCATCTGCATCGTCACGGTGGAGTGTTGGGAGTTGAAATCTTCAAAGTCGAAACAAAAAGGCGTTCCGTTCTTGATAACATTTTGGACAGATAAAGCGACATTTTCAGTGGTAGCACTTTTACCTATAGGAAAAACATTACTCAACAAACTCTCACAATCACCAAAACCGTATTGACTAAGCACAAAACAGGTGTTGTCGACACCGTAGATTGCTCGTTGTTTACCCCATTCGTACTTGGTCATCGCTTTTGCCTGCACTTCTGGAGTGCGATTGATAAAGTGACTTATAGGATAATGTGGCATCCTACTCATGGCGAAGATTTTATTGCGTAGCGTGCTGTCGGACGCTTTGAACTCATCGTCCTCTTCATACTGACTAAAGAAAGTGCCCGCTGGTGCCCACTTCCATCTCATCTTCCAGTGGTTGTCCCATTTCTTCTTAGTCGGCTTGTGTCCATTACGTAACAGTCGAGAAAATAACTCCCCACATTTGCGATAGACGGCGTCACTGTCGATGTTGCAAACGTTCGGGTTTACACGGTGGTCTTTCTCAGCTGCCCAGTCGACAGTACCAAGTCCTCTATTTACTAAGACTTCAAACTCGAAGCATGGTGTGAGGTCGATAGAGAGACAGTTTTGTAGGGCCTTGAGTCTGAGTGTGACTGTATTTTTGACATAGCTCGCAAAAGATAGAACATCTATATACGGCTTATACCACACTTTGCTGTTAGACACGTATTGGTATATTTCATCTGGCATATTCAATATCCAAACAACCAGGCCAGCAAAAAAGGCCTCAGTAAAGTCAGGGTGTTGAACTAGCCGTGATATGAAATACTCCAAAAACCGTATTTTTGACATCACATATGTCTCATCAAGCGCTTTCAATTCGTTAACCGTGACATGGCGTAAGTGCTTAGCTGACACCTTGGTATGATTAAGAGAAATCTCTTTCCGTAAGATGGCTGATATCGTCACAGGCCTTAGATTTTGTAAATGAGTGTATTGGTGTTTAGTCATAAACACATCTTTTATGATATCTTGATCGTTAACTGGTCCGAATGGGAATAGAGACACTCCGTATTGAATTCGTGAAATGTATCGTAAGTCGGCGTCTTTGAGTAAATGAAAGTGAGTCTTGGAATGAATGTAATATGCAGTGATTCCCAGTAAAGTAAAATAATGTGCCGCCAGCGGTACAGAGTGGGTGGTCAACTTCTTCCACACGGTCCCGGACCCTGTCTGACCTTGTCTCACATCAAGCAAGACGTATTCTGCTTCACTAAAACTACAAGACGCAATTGAATTAGTACCGGACTTTTTCAAACATCTTGGTATGTGGTCTAGCTC